AGTTCCAGTTAAAGTTCCTGCTGATGAAAAAATAGTAAAACCAGTATAAGAAGTTGTATTATTTACCAATCCACCACCAGCAAACATTGAAGCGTCGTGCGCACAAGCATATAAACCTAAAGTATTTTTTGTTGCTTGAGGATTTGCAATATCAAGAAATGTTGCAAAACTTAATCCATTTGAATAACCAATTACCCAAGCCGTTGCTGTGCCACTTCCGTCACCAGTAATTGTATTGTTATAGGCATTTATATAATGACCATATCTGTATGTGCTAGTTGTTAAATCGCTACCTGACACCCTAACTCTAAAACTCATAGAAGCAGCAGTTGAAACTGAGCAATCAAATACAATTCGGTAATTGCTATATGTAGAACTGAAAACATCATTGATTGATTGACTGGCTACTGCACTAAAACTAGTTGTATTTAGTAATACCAATCCGGCTTTTTTTGTGCCAAGGGCTGTGTTAAGTGATGTATCAATTGCTGATCCAAGTGTGCGAATTGCACTCGCTCCATCTTTTACGAGCGAACTGTCATCCGGCGTAGTCCAACCATAATTCGAGGTAGTGGCCATGTGTTAATTGACTCCTAATAAGGCATTTTGCCATTGTAGTGATGGATCTATTGTACTCCAAATTTCACCAGCATATACATCTTGCCACGCCACTGGCACTGCTGAGAATGTGAAGTCCGAAACATTCAATGTAAGCCTAGCAGTGAACCTATCGATTTCCCATTGCCAGCCTTCCACATATCCAAAAAATTGATTAGGGTATAAAAGGGCAGGAAAATCTGTGACTGATACTGGCATGCCAAAAAATACACCAACCAAAGAATTAAGCAAAGATGATGACATTGTTGGTGCATCAATCTGTATTTGAATGCCCTGGATAACTGGTTGAGGATAAGCATTCAAAAGCACTAGACGATCAGCCAAAGTTTCAGCATCTGTTGGATTCTTTAAGAATGTTTGAACTGTTTGTGTGACTCTGCCGTACTGGCTAATTGAATCCAATTCCTCTGTTTGTACTGCATCTTCTGCTGCACCATAAACAACGATCACATCATTGATAATGTCATTTCGAGATGTTGTTACGCTGATACCATCTGCCAAAATAAAGTTTTTGGATATATCCACAAAGCCATTTGCTGACACATAATCTGCGCGTGCATCCTGATCCTGGTAACCAATGCCACCAGATGTTGTCTCATAAATATAACCTGATCCTGAATCTGCAACAATCTGAACATAATTCAAAGCATTCAATGGTTCTGGTGTTGCAAGTGAACTGAACAGATCATATGTGCCAGGTGTATCAATTGATGAAATATCAACACCAAGCAATGAATCCCAAGTCTCAGTTGTGTAATCAGTCCAAACTTGTGTTGCAGGTAATTCATTCCATTTAAGGCCAAAAGTGTCAGTGATAACAGATACAATCCTGTCACCATCTTTTTGCTCAGCATAACCAACCAGGTTTGCTTCTTTGGCTGCAAGTTCTGACAACCCACCAGATGCACTGATCTGTGTGATAAATGTGTTTGTTGTGCCAGCCTCAAGCACTGAAACTGAAACATCTGTGACCAAGCCTGTAAAGATTGTTGTATCAACACCTGTGAAGTTGTCTAATGTGACTTGTATTGTGTCAAAAATTTCAACATCTGTGTATGGCAGGTTTAAGAAATCAATTGTGGCAAATCCTGCTGACGATTGTTGTTGTACATCATCACGACCCATGCTGATTTGCACACCCTCAAGTGTGTAATTTGTGACGGCTGTGCCGTTAATCTTAACTGTGGCGTTTGGTGACCAAGGCACGATTATCTACCTGGAATCATTGGTTTGACAAACTTATTGACAGTGCCAGCCTTTGCAGCGTTGTTAATTGATTTAACTACTGTTTTGGCTTGTGCTTTTGAATTGGTTGCGCCAAAGTTATTTACAACAGTAACTGCACCTCGAACATCACCTTGTGCTAATTGTCCTGCTGCTCTAATTGGTGCAGTTGAAATGTCTATCAAAGCACCACCAATAAATGATTCTTTGAATCTTTCGTATGCTGCAACTGCTGCTTCAATCTTTCCAATAAGTGTTGTAAATGAATCAATCAATTTAATCAATGAACTTTCACCAGTGCTTGGATCAATTTGTAACAGTTTGCCTATTGCGTCACCTAAATCTCTTAATTGCTCACCAAGTAAATATGCTGAACCCTCAGTAGATTCCATATCATAACCAAATGTCACTGCACCAGTACCAGCATCATAAAATGCTTTAGTCAATCCTTGTTTGCCACTTCTAGTCAATCCATTAACTAAGCCCTCAAGTGCTGGAACTAAATTATCTGTTGTGAACTTTGCAAGTTTTTCCATAAATGGTAGTAAAGCAAATCCAATTTGTTCTTTGGCTTCATCAACTGCAATTTGAACTCTTTGCATTCTTCCTGCAAATGTTTCGGCTGCTGCTGCTGCCTGTCCTGCAAATGTATTTGACAATGCAATGACTGCTGCATCAAAATCTTTAGTCTTAATTATGTTTTCATCAAGTGGTACACCGATACGCTTTAATGCACCTAGATTGCCGTCATAGGCTTTGCCTAGGGCTTCTGTGACTGCTGCTAAGTCTTTGCCTGTACCGGCTGCAATGTCTAATGCAAGTTGTTGAAGTTTTTGTGCTTTAGTGACATCTTGAGTTGATCTGACCAAACGATCCAATGATGGTCTTAACTGATCATCTGCAATGCCTGTTGCTCTGGCAGTGGCATCAATATAATCTTCAGTGGCTGCAATCTGTTGATCTGTTGCTTTAGTTGTATTGCGTAAAGTTTGAGCCAGACTAACCTGGGCTTTTTCATCTTCAATGGCTGCTTTGACGGCACTGATACCAATTGCAAATGCTGCTGTGCCAACTGCTGTTGCAAGTCCCAAAAATGCTTTGGCTGCTGTTGCAACAATCTTATCTACTTTGGCAGTGAATGATTGTGTATCTGTTGATGCTTTATTTAAGCCAGTTGAGAATTGCGCTGTGTCTGCAAGTAATTGCAGTTTCAGTGTTCTAATATCTGCCATGTTAATTCCTTTCGCGCCATTCTCGTCTTATTCTATCAACTTCATCAACCCATCTTTTGGTTATATAAGGTTGCAATGCTTTGAGTGTTGGAAATATAAAGTAACCGGCATTGCCTCTGCCCTCGCGTGGTGATCTTGGTTGAAATTGTCTGTAACCAACATAATCAGTTGATTTGCCTTTTCTCTTGCGTTTTCTGTCTTGATATGCACCAAATTCAACACCAAGTGCAATTGCACCTACTGATGTACCATTTGCAAGTTTTGGATTATCCCCACCAATGCTAATCACTGGGCCTCGTTTGAAACTGTTTGAAACTTTAATTGATCTTGCAAGTGCTTGGCCTTGTTTAGTTGCTTGCAATGCTGAACCAATGGCAGATGCTGCATCATTAGCAATATCTCTTGATGTTTTTTTCATATCTTCTTTTGCAATATCATCCATGTTTTTGAAAGTACTTAATATGGCTTTGATATCTTTGTCAGCAATTTTAATTTCAAAAGGCCTAGTTGCCATGATATTTACTCACCACATCTGCAATTGTTGATACCTGCTCTGCCGAAAGCGTTTTGAACTCTGACAATGGCTGGCGCGAAACAATTGCCAGTTCTATCAAAGTGCGTTCTATGCTTCCGGCTGTGTAAAATTTGTTGTTGCAAAGTCCTTTGAATTGATGTGAACAACTTGTGATCGCCAATCTTCAAAGCGACCAATTGGTTTATCACTGATTCGTTTTTGCATCTGGTATGCAAGCCAGAATTGTTGTTCCAGGCTTGGTGGTAATTCTTTTTTGAAAGACTCAATGAAAGATGTTTTAGTTTCTTTTTCAGCCTGTGCAATTTCCCATGGAATAGTCCATTCTTCGTAGGACTTTCCATTTGCAAGTGTCCATTCTATTTGTATCTTAAACATTAGGTGACCCCTGTTCGATAGTTACGCTATTGATACTGATCGGATTGGCATTGATACTGTAACAGTTAATGCATCCGGTGCAGTTCCACCAAAATCTGGTCTTTTTGGAAGTACAGTCAATGTCATTGTTTTGCCGTTGATTGCTAATGTCATTGCTTGTGTTGTGGTTGGATTTGTATCTGCATCTGTCCACAATGTGTCACAGAAGCCACTTGCAACGCCCCAATCTTGCAGGATTTCAAGTGTTACTGTTCCAACTTCTTTGTCAATTACATAATCAACTAATCCATTCAAGGTTTGCACTTGTCCGTTTGGATCATCTAATGTAACTGTTGCACTTGTAATTTGGTCATCATAATTCACTGCCTTGTAGGTCAGTGCAATATTTCTACCTGTAAATACTGATGTTGGCATTTTGTCTTTCCTTTCTTATGGATTGTATATTGTTGTAATTGACACTTCAACCGAATAAACATCATTGCTATTCGCCTGTCGTATCCTTGGGCTGGAAACTGAGAGTATCTGCCAAGATTGTGGAATCAATGGCAGGACTGTGCCAACCATTGTTTCAAGTTGTACTAATGCACCAGGGTTTGTATTTGGTGCTGCAACTAATTCTAATACATATCTGACACGCCAAGCCTTATTGTTTCCAAGTGTTACTGGCTCAAGCCATGGATCAGATGACAAAATCATGATGCTTGGAGTTGTAACAATTTCTGCACCAAAATCAACAACTGAATATACGCTGTTTGATGTAATGGCTGTTTTAAGGTTTGCGCGTAGTGTTGCTAATGTCATCCGATTAACGCCTCAACATCAATGTATGCGCCAAGCATTCCAACAATTCTGTTTTGGATTGTACGGCCTAGGATGTAAGGTTGTGGCACAAAATCAAGTCCCTGTTGAACTGATCCTGCTGATGTGCGTGCTTTGAATACATCAAGTGAAACTGTTAGTACTGCTGATTCAACAGGTGCAACATCTGCATATTGCGATAAATCGTTTTCTGCTGCAAGGCCGTTTGGTATTACATTGCGCCAATCAGTGTGAACTGGTGCGCTTGTGGTTGTTATTTTGAATGTAAAATCATCAACTATTTCAGCAATTGTTTTGTTGCCGTTAATGTGTGCTTCAACACCCTCAATTGCAACTGTTTGTGTTTTGTAAAATTTGTGTGGTTTGGTTGTGTGCAATGTACTTAATGTTGCACTTTCAGAATAATGTTTATCAATTGGTGCGTTCCATTTAACTAATAAATTGCCGACAACTGATTCGGCTGTGTCAATAATTTCTGTCAATACGGCATCAGAATACAAAGTTGAACTAACACCATTGAGTGCAGATCGTAATTCTGCTGGTGTGATTATTGATGCCATGTCTTACCTTTCGTGTGGGTGTTACCTGGCAGGACAGGGGTCTAACCTGCCAGGCAACTCTTTGGTCGCTAATTAAGCAACAGTCAAATTACGGAATGCAGTTGGATACTTCGCACATGTGGCGACATATCCGTATATTCCGATCTCAACTTCACCAGTCGAGACTTGATTGGTGCGCAATTGGAATGCACTTGATTTGTACATTGTTGCTGCATCAGATGAATAAACAACGCCTTTAACGCCTGTTCCGGTGTCAAAGTTTGGATCAACAACTAATCCCAATCCTGCGATTGTTCCTGCTGTTGAACCTTGAGTCATTAGACCTGCTGCGTTTTGTGGTGCTGCTGCTGCGAATAATGGTCTTTGTGAACCATCTACTGCTGCAAGTAACTCTGCAAAGTTTCCTGTGTCTGCAAGGAATCTGTTAGGAGTTTTGCGAAGTACTGCATATGAATCTGCAATACCATCAGCAATTGCTGCGTA